ATGAACTTTATTTGGAGCGTGATATCTGTTTCGAACCGATACCTGACAGCTTGGAAGGCTGCAACTCTACCACTGAGTTAATCACGCATATCTGGTGCTGCATTAAGGATTCGAACCTTAAACATCCTGATTACAGGTCAGGCGCTCTGCCAATTAGAGCTAATACAGCGAATTGATTTCATTATACTGGCATGAGCAATAATTTCAACAATCGTTAAAACCTTTCAATAACTATCACATCAATAGTTTTATGCTATGATACTAAGCGTCATGACAACTCAAAGAGGACGCTCAAAATGACCGTTGCAACTAACGCCGGTAATAAGTTTTACGTATCAACAACCGCAACCGCACCAGCCACTTACGATGCCACAGGTTATGCCGCACTGACATATGCAGAAGTCGGTGAAATCACTGATTTGGGAACCCTTGCTTCTGAATACGCGATCACCGAACACAACCCGATCGGCGATCGCAACCTGCAAAAGCTGAAAGGCACGAGAGACAACGGCTCACAGGATTTAACACTTGGTTTTGATTCTGTCGACGCTGGGCAGGTGGTTATGCAGGCCGCATTGCTGTCAGATAGCAACTATCACTTTAAAATCCTGCTGAAATCTGGCGACATCATTTACTACTCAGGGCTAGTGACCAAGTTTGACATTGTTTTCGGTGCTGCCGACGATGTGGTTGGCGCTGAGACATCAGTAGCTATTAACAAAACACGCGTTTACGACGCTGTTTAACAAATCCTAGCGGATAGCCTGCGGGTTGGCCTGTCAGCGGCTCGCAGGTTTCTTTCAATACTGGCAGAATAACTTTACTGACAGGTGACTTATGACATTCGATTTAGCAACATTAGACACAGCAAAAGTGGCAGAAGAAGGCGTGGAATTGCGCGTTGTGCACCCTACTACCGGCGAAGACTTGGGTATTAAGATCACGCTGATTGGTACAGACTCGAAAACATTCCGAGATATTTCAAAGATCCGCGCGAAGATGGCACTGAAAAAGAAAACACGCGAAATTGATTTAGATCAAGACGAGCAGGATTTTATTGAGCTACTAGCGAGATGTACAAAAGGATGGTCTGGTATCACTGAAAACGGAAAAGATATTCCATTCGGTCATGAAAACGCTGTGGAGCTTTACACCAAATACCTGTGGTTGCGTGAACAGATCGACCGCTTTATGGCGGATCGTTCAAATTTTTTGCCGAGTGCGTAGAGTCGTGGAGATTATACGTTGCACACCAGGCGTGGCTGAATACTGCGCCTGAACCAAGAGATCAGAAAAAGCCCAGCAAACAAAAGCCAGTAATGCGGCGCAAATCAAGGCAGATCTCAGAGCAACAAAAAGAACCACCGGAAATCTACGCCACCCGATTTTATATTGATGCGCTTTGGCAGGTTGGGCCTGCTGATTTTGGAGAATACGGCAGCAAGCCGATAAGCTGGACTGAGCTGAGAAACTGGAGCCAGGCTGCCGAGCTTGAACTGTCAGGCTGGGAGATTGAGACAATACGCGATCTTAGTTGTGTTTATAGCTCATGGGCTAACCAGGCTAAATCACCAGATTGCAGATCTCCACTTGCACCAGCGACACTACAAAGCGCAGAAGAAATTGAAAGCAAGCTGCTTAAACAGTTTGGAATTATGAAATAAGGGGCGTTAGATGGCCGATATTGCGCAACTAGGTATTGAAATTGACACTCGAAAACTAAAGTCAGGCGAGAAGGATCTCGCCGCTTTTGCTTCTACTGCTGACAAAACATCATCAGTTGTAGCGACAGCAACAAAAGCGATAGCGACGATGGCTGCTGCATTCGCAACCAGTCAAATCATTAAAGCCGCAGACGCGTACAGCATGATGAATGCGCGAGTGAGTCGTTTTACTGATTCAGCAGAAAGCGCGACAGCAGTTATGCGGTCACTAACAAACTACGCAAATGCGGCAGGCGCTGAGGTCGGTAGTGCGGTTGCTGTATTTACATCTTTGTCTGGAGCACTGCAAGACGTAGGCACATCGCAATCGGATATTCTGCGCCTCACGGAAACACTGAATAAACTTGGCGTTATTGGCGGATCTTCTGCTGACGAGGTGTCAAATGCGTTGCGCCAGTTTGCACAATCAATGGCTGGTGGCGTGGTACGCGCCGAAGAATTTAATTCCATCATTGAAAATACGCCAGAAATTGCCCGCGCTATCGGCGCCGGAATGAACCTGTCAATGGGCCAGCTTCGCGCGGCGATGTTAAACGGTCAGCTTACATCCGAAGCTGTTCTTAACTCGCTGATGAGTCAAACTGAAACCGTAGACGCTCAATTTGCAAAAATGCCGCGCACAGTTTTCGCAGCAATGCAAACAATGGAAAATGAATTCGGTGGTTTTGTTGGCGTGCTGAACAACTCGTCAGGCGCAACGTCGACACTGGCCAGCGGCATTGATGCGCTTTCCGGTGCGCTTGTTACTGCTAAAGATCACACAAGCGAAATTATCACTGTCGCTGAAGCATTAGCAGCCGTTTATGCGTCTCGCCTGTTTGGCTCTATGGTTGCATCAAAAGCAGCGATGACCGCATTCACAGCCGCGATGACTCTGTTTAATGGTGCATCAGCAGTTGCGACTGTGCGCACAGACTCGCTCGGAATGAGCTATACAACAATGGCGACTCGTGCGACGGTTGGGGCAACGGCTATTCGCGGATTAAACGGCGCAATGGCAATGCTCGGCGGACCTGCTGGAGTCGTAATGCTGGCGGTATCTGCAATTTATATGTGGATATCGGCAACAGACGAGGCGCGACAAAAAGCAATTGATTATGCAGATGGTGTTGATACAACCACAGCGTCACTGAGAAATATGACGTCTGCGCAACTTGCGGCGTCACAGGTGAAACTAAGTCAGTCTATCGATGCGCAATCTGTTTCTGTATCTGATTTAAGATCAGAGGTTGATGACCTACAAAGCACTGTAAATAAACAAATTGCAGTCTCAAAAATGCTTGGTAACGCCACTGCTGCAAACACTTATGAGATGGATCAGCTAAAATTAAAATCAGCCGAGCTTGAGGCGGCTGAAAGCAAGTTGTCTCAAATGCGAAGCAAATCATACGCTATCACGCAAACGCTAAATGGAAATCTGAAAGACAATTACGTTGCGATGCAAAACAGTAATTCTGTTACTGGTATTGCCAGCGGTATCCAGTCGGTATTTAACGGAGTATTGAATACCGGAAACAAATTGCTGCAGCAGCGAAATAACTATGTGATGCTCGGCAACAGCGCGAAATCAAATCTGACAGCAACAGATCAAAAATATCTGACACAATTAGAAAACGAGATCGCGCTTGAGAAAGAGTTAGATCCAATAAAACGTGCGCGAATCAAAGCTGAACAAGAAGCCGCTGCACAAGGGTTATCGGCATCAGGTACAACGCAGTATATCAATCAGTCAGTGAAACTGGCTGAAATACAAGCTAAAAACGACGCAGCCTCGAAATCGTTAACCGCAGTACATAAATCAGAAGCATCAGCGATAAAAGAGGCATCAAAAAGCACAGAAGAGTATCTGCAATACAGACAAGAATTATCACGCTTCAACTCCACCGAGGCGCAGCAGATCCAAAACTGGCAGACGGATCAGTTAAAGCAACTCGATTCATATCACGCGCAGGGATTGGTTAAAGCCAGTGAGTACGAGTTCGGCAAGCAAGCGATCATGGCGGAGGCTAATCGCCGCACTAAAAAACTAAACGATGATCAATGGTCTGAATATCTAAACGGTTCATCGGCTGCATTACTGAAACTAAAACAACATGCGCAGACACAACTGACTGGGCCTAAGCAGCAGATCGTAGTATCTGGCATCGATCAGAAGCTAAAAGAGCAAACATTCTCAGGCTTGCCTACTATTGACGGCGGTGCTCAATCTAACGAGCAAAACCAGATAGCGCAATTGCAGGCACAAACAACTGCAATGAATGATGCTTACAATCAGCGCATTGAGCAGTACAAAGCATACAGGGCGCTTGAGGTTGAAAATGCGGCTTACTATGACAGCCAGATAGCTGCTTTAGAAAAGAAAAAAGAAGAGAACAATAAAAACGCACAGGCAGCCATGTTGAATCTGCAACTATCGGCTGGCGAGGCAATGGCGGCGAGTGCGGCAGATAGCTTTAAATCAATACTTGGTGAGCAATCTGCAGCATATCAAACCATGTTTGCAGTGCAGAAAGCATTCAGCATTGCACAGTCTATGATTGCCATACAAACAGGTATAGCACAGGCGGCGGCATTGCCATTCCCTGCAAACCTTGGCGCAATGGCTACAGTTGCTGCCGCAACGGCTAATATCGTATCCAGCATCATGTCTATCGCATCGCCTAGCTTTGACGGTGGCGGGTATACTGGTAATGGTTCGAGATCTGGCGGAATTGATGGGAAAGGTGGATTCTGGGCTATTATGCACCCGCAGGAAACAGTTATCGATCACACTAAATCGGGTTCATCTGCAAGCACTAGCGCGTCAAGTGGCGGCAATGTAACTGTTAACGTATCTCTAAATGAGACAAGCGATGCAAGCAAGCAAGGCACTACGCAGCAATCAACCAATGATGACGGATCTATTCAGGTAAATGTTTTCGTAGCAGATATCAGGTCAGAAGGGAGTATGGCGCAAGTGCTAGAAAGAACATACGGCCTATCAAGAGTGGGGGCATAAAATGGCATTAGTATCGTGGCCTGAACAACTACCACTGCCGGAGCAATCCGGCTATGCAATACAACATGTTAGCCCACTACAGCGCACAGAAATGGTGTCTGGGCGAGCGAGACAGCGCAGAGTTTACACATCAGTGCCATCAATGGTTGCTGTGCAGTTTTTTTGCACTGAATTACAGGCGCAAGTGTTTGAGCTGTTTTTCAGATATGGCATAACAGACGGCGCAGACTGGTTTCTATGTAAGCTGAAAACGCCGCTTGGAATCATGCCTTATGAGTGCCGCTTTAATGGGATTTATGAAGGCCCGGTCTTAACATCATTTAATAAGTGGACATTTTCAGGAACGCTTGAGATAAGAGAGCGACAAACTTTAACCAGCGATGAGCTTTTCGACATCCAAGGAATCATTGATTCAGAAATTTTTGATATAACAATGAATCAGAAATGGCCTCTCGCGTGATTGCGGTTACAATAGATAAAGTCTATCAATAATAGGAATTCAATAGATGACTTACAACACTGGCAATCCAATCGGATCAACTGACGCAAGAGATCGATCTGATAACTCTGAGAATTTAGATTACGCAGTTAACTCGCTAGCGCTGACGTTTAATGATCGCCTTGGTGTTACGCGCGACACGCTTGAGGGTGTCTATCAAAAGAGCGCATATTATCGCGCTGGAACTTTTGATGTTGGTTACACGCTGACAAATAACCGACAGACTCTGGCATATGGGAATATTGAGTATTCTTGGTCTGGGGCTTTTCCGAAGGTTGTTCCCGCTGGTTCGACACCAGCATCAACTGGAGGCGTTGGTGCTGGCGCTTGGGTTGATAGGACTGATGTCACATTACGACAAGAGTTACTTTTAAAAGCACTAAAGGTTGTAAATGGCGACATATACTTAAAGGATTTTATTTCTATCTATGAGTACGGCGTGATTTTCAATGGCGTAACGGATAGCACACAAGCGTTAATTAACGCATTCGCGAGCGGGAAAAAGATATACATACCAGACGTTGGCGCTGGAAATCACGCTGTAATTTCAAACACAGTCACAATATCAGATGATACTGTTATCTGGTCTGAAAACCCTAGCAGGGTCGTCATTAAGTGCTCAGCGCTAATGAGCCCAGATTTACATTCTGTATGTACAAAAAATTACAATGACGGCGTGTTAATTGCGAATAGAAACATCCGTATTTTTGGCTTGAACGTTGACTCTAACGGATACGAAAGGGGAGCTTTATCCACTACCTCTTCTGGGGTTGGGTTAGTTGTCAACGCAGAGAACTCAGAGATTGACAGCGTTACAATTTCAAATTCACCAGAATGGAACTTCTTTTTTACATCTGGTAATCCCTTTGAGCTAGTTGGTCACAACGGGTCAGCGACAGCATACTCTAAAAATATCACCGCAAAGCGTTTGACATCTAATGATCCGATTGGCGGAGATGGGTTAATTATCCAAGGGACAATAGACTCTAATTTCTCAGATTTCACAAACACAATATCCGCATCTCTAGCGCCATCTAAGACAATACTGGATACCGGATTCCAAGTTATTGAAGGGTGTCATAATTTAGAGATTAACGGGTTAAAGTTTTTCCACAATGGCGCGATAAGCTCCGGTGTCGTGATAAGCTCACATGATAAAAAAGAGTTTATTTCTAATATAAAAATTGATGGTATTTATGGGCATAAGCTATCTAAGTTATTTGCAACGTGGAGTGATACTGCCACACAGCCAATCGGAGATAGCTCATGGTTAACGAGAGGGTGTTACGTAAAAAACGTTCATTTGGACTACCCAGTTCTTGATACTGACAGTACATCTATGCAAGCAAGGTTAATAGATGTGCAGAATATGATGGATGTTCGAGTTGAAAATATTTCGGCAAGAATAAAGGAAAACGGGGGTGCATTTTCATCCCCTACGTGCTCCATTAATTTTGCTGGAGCCCATGACATTACTATAGATGGCGTTAAAATAACTGGCATTCCAGACGTTGGCTTAAACTCGTATCTGGTTGGAAAAACAAGGGGGTGGATCAACGTGTCTGATTCAGCCTCAAAAAATATAACTGTCCGAGATATTCGTCTGGAAAATTTTGGTTACTTTAACCGAGTTATTTCTGATACAGCATCTGGAGCGATAAAAAGAATCGACGGTTTAAGGGTCGATTCGGTTGTGATTGATGGTGGAACAAAGGAGGTTATAGTTTCTGCCGCTGACAATCTAATCGCTACAGGTCTTTATGACGCACCTTCCGGCTCCACTCTTGGTCGGTTCTCGTCAACATTTATCGCAGAAACCGGAAATGACATACGGGTAAAACGAGCGCTTCCAGATAAAATTATTGGCGGATTACGAGTTCGATCAACAACGACAGGTGGAGTGCAGGATCAGTCTGGTATTTTATTTGACAGACAGTTCGTTAGTGCAGGAAGTTCTAATGGCAAGGGGTCTATCGCATGGCGCACGTCAGCGGCAGTTCCTGGCTCTCTAAGTTTTGCGGCTTACAATGAAGACTCTGATACATATGTTCCACTGGCAACAATGACATACTCATCCGTAAGCACTCCAACCAAGGCTTTTGCCCCTACAATAAGCGGGGATACTAACCTCGGACAAGCTAGCGCATCATGGCTGAACGGGTACTTTACCAACGCTCCGCAAACAACATCGGATGCTAGGCTAAAGACTCAGCCAAGAGACATTACTGACGCAGAGAGTGAGGCATTCTACTTGATATCAAAACTTCCGATGGTGTGGAAGTGGTTGAACAAACCTGATGATACCGCTCGGATGCATTCAGGCCCAACCGTTCAAGCAGCCATGGAGATAATGGGTGCTTGCGGTCTGAATTGGAGTGATTACTCTTGCTTCTGTCACGATCACATTGACGCGCAACCAGAAAAGGCAGTAGTGGTTGCTGCTACCTATGATGATGATGGTAGTTTGTTGTCAGAAGAGGAGACTGTGATTATTCCTGCAATTCCAGAGGTTGATATTTACTCCTTCAGAAAAAGCGAGCTCCTGTGGTGGTGCATGAGATCCATTGTAAATAAAATCAGCAGCATAGAGGATAGGATCTCTAGATTGGAGCTGAAGTGAATAAACGAAACAATTATCACTAATGCATGGCAGACAGGTAAGATATGATTTTATCAGTAACTTACGCATCATCACCATCAAGCGATATTTTAATTCCGACGCTTGAATTCAACAACGAGGCAGCCGGAGTGATCCGGCTTGCTCAGTCTTTTAATGATGTAACAGCGACAACCGAACTCGATGAAACGGTGACTTTTATCGAATCAGCATGGGAGGTTTCACTACCAAACAAAGACGCAACTGGACAGCAAGCGCTGCAATTCCAGATCTGTAACGTCACAGGAGAAGCACAGCGTTTTATTGATGATTGTTTGAAATCAGGTAAGCCAACAAGCGTAATTTATCGAGAGTTTTACGCTAATGATCTATCGGCCCCTGCATCTGCTCCGATCAAGATGACATTGCGCGGCGGTTCTGCGGAAGGAATCACTGTCGGGATTGAGGCTGGATACTTTGACTTGCTGAATGTAGGCTGGCCTCGCTTCCGCTACACACCAGAATTTGCGCCAGGGATCAAGTACTTTGCGTAACTTATCTTGGTATCGCAACAACGCAAAATATCATCCATTGGCGGTTTCATTGCCGCCATTGTTTAATTGCTGGTCTCTAGTGGTTGATATGCGAGTTAATGTTTTCGGATTGCCATTTCTTCCGCTTCATGGCGGAATTCATGCAGACGACAAGCGAGAGTTATCCAAAGCTGCAAAATCAACCATCTACAGTCATTTGATTGAGTCAAAAATACAAATAGGCGCTATTGCAGCGGCTTATCGCGCATCGCTTTGCGTACATGTCGGGCTAGTGATTGAGATCGACGGAAAGCTACACATTGCAGAAATAGGCAGTAAAACGGGGTTCAGAATTATATCAATTGAACGTTTCGAGGCCGCTTACACAAAAGTGAGGTATTATATCGATAAGTAAAACCTATCAATCAGGTGGATTTAATGGGTAAAGTTTCGATATACAAATCAGCATTCGACAAGGAACCAGCGCACGAGCTGGAAGCGGAAGGGAAGCTGCTTGATTGGCTTATGGAAAATATCGGTGGATTCGATCCGCTGTCAAGCTGGCACCCATTCACTGTTTTAATTAATGGCGCGCTGGTAGATCAAAGATATTGGCCAGTAACTCGCATTAAATCGGGTGATGTTGTTGAGTGGCGGGCGATGCCTCAAGATCCTGTTAGTTGGACAGTTGCGACGTGGATCATGGTTGCATCGGCGGCTATATCCGTTGGATCATTGATCTATGCCATGTCGATGAAAAAAGGCGTCAGCGGATCAAGTGCAAGCGCGCAGGGCTCCGCTATAACATCCGCATCCGCAACCGCAAATCAGCCTAAACTTTTCGGCGTTGTTCGTGAGTTATTTGGTCAGCATATTTGCTATCCAGACTATCTAAATCAGCCTAGAAAGTGGTTTTCCGGCATCAAAGAGCAGTCGATGGATGTACTGTTGGCTGTTGGCGTTGGCTATTACGACCTACCGATATCAAGAATGTTCATCGGTGAAACAAATTTCGAGACCTTTGGTGAATTTCTTAATTACTCACTGTTTGATCCTGGTGTTAACATTTCATCGCACCAGGCGCACAAATGCTGGTATAACGCGCCAGAGGTTGGCTATACAGACTCATCATCTGGATTAAGATTAACGGCTGGTGCTTATGGCACAAAATACATGACCGGATCGCAATATGTGATCTCAGGCCAGCAAATTACAATTCCTATCGGCAGTGGATCTCCTCCGGCTGATTGGGAGGTTGGCAATAAAGTTTTAATCACAACGCCAAATATTCCGTTTACGGTAACAAGCGGTGGCAATGCTTTTAATGGCGGGACTGCGCCATATTATGATCCTATCAGCGGAGAATTCAGCAAACTTTCACTGGGTGTTGGATCTCTTATAAATATTTCTGGCGCATCGGCCAATAATGGATATTACAAAGTAATCAGTTATACGGCGGGAGTTGATCCAACTCTTGATCAAATGACGCTAGACGTGTGGGACACTAGAGTAATCAATGGAGTTTCAACTACTGGTTGGTTCCCAGCCTCTGCACTAACTATCGGATCATTCACTGGCGACATTCAAAAAGAAGGTACGCTTTACGAAATTGATTCACTGATAACTGAAACTGTCGATACAGATGAGGTGCTGATTGGCTTCTCATTCACCAGATTACTAACTGACGGCGTGACAGTTGATTCAACATGGACTGGATTTCAGAATGAAGGAACAATAACAAATTCCACTATTGAGCTTGACGCATCATCGGTTGTTGGTGGCTGGCTGGGGTGGTTCCCCGTTTGCCCGTCTGGTGAAACTACATCGCTGATCGAGTTGGATTTAACAACACCTAACGGGTTCGGAAAAATAAAAAGCAATGGAAGCATTGAAGGTAGATCTCGGCAAATTCAATATCAGATCCGCTTGGTTGGTGAAACAAATCCGATTATAGATGATTACTACACTATTGCGGGGGCATCACGCGATCAGTTGGGGTGGTCTCCACAGCAGGTAGTTCCTAACGGTCGCTATGAAATGCGCGTCCGGCGTATCGGGGCTGAAGACACGGCCACTGATTCGATGGATACGATCAATTGGTTTGGTCTTAAATCACTACTACCAACACCAACAAGCTACGCTGGGATAACCACGCTTGCCATGACGTTGACCGGCTCTGATACTATCGCATCGCAGACTGAAAACAAGATCAATGTCGTGCCGCAACGTAAGCTGCAAATCGTGCAGGATGGCGCATTTACTACCGCGCTTTATCCAACAAATGACATCGCTCCAGTCGTTCGTTATATCGCGCACTCGGTTGGTTATGGTGACGATCAGATTGATATCGCAGAGCTGATACGCTTAGACGCGATCTGGAAAGCTCGCGGCGATACTTTTAAATACATCTATGATTCTAATGTCGTTGTGCGTGACGCAATCAATACAGCTTTGAATGTCGGTTTTTCTGAGATGACTGTAAGCCAAGGAAAGATCAAGCCAGTGCGCGATGAGCCGCGCGACATGCTAAATGCTCACATGTACACACCTCAAAACATGACAAAGGCGCTAAAGACTAGCTTCTCAGTCGTAACGCCGGAAGAATCTGACGGAATTCGCGTGACATATGTCGATGAAGATACGTGGGAAGAGACGACTGTACTTTGTTTGCTGCCTACTGATGCTGGATTCAAGCTGGATGAGATCACGATTGACGGCGTTACTACCCGCGACAAAGCCTACCAGCTAGGGATGCGACAGCGCTGCATTCAGGCATATCGACGCAAAAAATATTCATTCAGTACTGAAATGGACGCGCTAAATTCTGAATACTGGTCAACGGCAATTCTTGGCGATGATATTCCGAGTTATGCGCAGTCTGCAATTATGTGGAGCATTCAGGCGCAAGGAGTTAACCAGGCGCTGATCCAGTCATCTGAAATGTTCACATGGAAAGAAGGATCTGCGAATGTCGTTTCATGGCGCAAAGCTAACGGTAAAATAGCAGGCCCATTTCCATGCACTAAAGTAAGTGATTTTTACCTGCTGGCAACTATCGGATCTGAACCATTGCCGACGATAAATGGAACGCAAGAGCCACCGCATTTGCTGTTCGGTACGTCTACAGAATACGGCTATCCGGCGATTGTGACTAAGGTCGCGCCGTCTGGACGATTCGATATTGCAGTAGAAGCCGTCAATTACAGCGCCAATGTTTACGCCTATGACGACGCATCGGCGGATAATTAGGGCAAAGCTATGATAACATAATAAAAAATTTTGCTTGAGAGGTTACGGACATGATCAACTGGTTGCGCGAGGTAGATAGTTCTTTTTGGGGGGTTATTATGTCTATCATTATGGCCGTGTTGCGAATTGTACGCGACAAAGAGGAAGATAAATTTTTCCGAATTGCAGTAGAGGCATTACTCTGCGGGGCTATTACTTTCACAATTGGATCAGGAGTGAAAGCGCTTGGGTATGAAGGTTGGGATCTATTTGTTGGCGGGACGGTTGGGGCGTTTGGTAGTCAATACGTTAGAGCACTTGGCTATGCTTGGGCCAAAAGCAAGGCAGGACAAAAAGACAAAGCCCCGTAACGGGGCTTTTACATAACAGTGTAAAGCATAAACGCCAGAGCAGAATCAATCACTAACACGATCAGAATTAGCGGTAATAAATTTCTCATTTCCATCTCCATTAATTGCAGTGACTTGCATGATCGTTTTGCTTGCTGAATCTACCTCGTCAAGCAGCATATCGATATATTCCTGTGATGCTAAAATATCATTCCCGCCAGTAGTGATATTTACAGCTTCAATTTGATGCACACATTCAAGCAGCTTTGACGCCGCATATTTCAACGTGGCAAGTTCTAGATATGTAAAATTCATGCTTTGCACTCCTGCAAAATCAATCGGCAGCCTTGCTGGTCTGCTAGCGTCATGCTGTTGTGGTTGCGTTCAGTCACTACAGGCCACGACTCCTGCAATGCTAAATAAGCCTCATTCATTGTTGAGTAACCAGTGATAAAAGGTTTGCGTGGATTTCCTGCCGCATCAACTAACTTTCCTGTGATCATTTTTAGCTCCTCATGTTTGCTAAAAAATTAGCGCGCTGAATATTAAGCCGTTCAACTGTCGAATCAAACATTGAGTCTTTTACATAAAACTCATGCACGCATGTGATGAGGCCTTCATTTGCCTTTTCAGCATCTTCTTTGCACAAATACACCTCATTATTGTCAACGTGACCATAGCGTGTCCATGTGCTGGATAAGTCGGGAAACCCCACACAGTAAAAATAAGCCATTTTTGTTACTCCTGTTGTTTTGTTATTCGTTTCGATGAGTTAATAATAGTAATTACACACAAACAAAACATTGATCTAAATCACACTTTTGTTAATTCGTAATATCTCAATACATCATCTTGCGTGACGGCCGCAGAATCCATAATGTGCCACAAATCTTGGTTTGTTCCGCTTGCAATTGCTAATCGCACAACTGGCTCAACTGGTGACAGCTTACCCATCACTAAAATTGTGCGCTTTTGATGATCTAGGCTTCTAAATACACTGAAACGCTCGCCGTGCTTATCTGATACGATCATACAATTTTAAACTCCTGTACTAAAAATTTACCGGATGGCATTTTTTGAACCTTTGCAACGGAATCTTTTCCTATCCAGGCTTGATAGCAGTCTCTGTACTTGCTTCTTGTAAGTCGTGAATATCCTTTCAGTTCAAGCCATAATTTCATCGCTTTTAGTTTGTCAAATCTCACATCATTAAAACCAGCTAACACGATCTGCTTAACTCCAAGTAATGCACAAAATAGCGCCGAGCGCCTAACAATCTCGCTCCTTGCCAATTTTTCGATAACATCCTGCCGCTTTACTGCGTCAAGAGTTGAATCTGAATGCGTTGAATTTCGACCTGACATTATTTCAATTACAGAGTCTAAACTCATTCCATTCTCAATCATTGATACAAAATCTTTCGCCGATTCTTCGGTGATAAATTTTGAATGAGTTCCGCGCTTGTATCTTGCGCGGATCAAATCAAGCGAGATCATCGGCTTTGCTCGCTGCAATATCAAATTCGTTAGATTCGCGCTCTGACTTTGCGAACTCAGTTAACAACAGCCAGGCGTGCTTGTTTCCAGCATCGAGCAATCGATAGACGTGCTGTTTCCACTGGTTGCGCTTAATGATAACGGATGTCTGAGCTGCGAATTTATGCTCTTTCGCTTCATCAAACATGCACCACATGACATCATAAATATCTAACTCAGTGGCCAGATAATTAAAAAAATCATCTAGACGAGTTTCGTAAATGTGCTGAGCGTGGTCGTCTACGTTGTATTGCTGTTTCATTCTGTTATTCCTTTCAGTTTAGATGAGATAATTATCATTCACCATCGATAACAAAACAGTGATCTAGATCAACTAAATGTGATTATGTTTGAGTTATTATTTTTGAAATCAAAACAAGGAGTTGAAAATGAAAAAAGAATCAAAAATTGTACTAGGCGAAAAAGACGTAAATGATTACGTCAAGAAAAAAATAAACCTTGAAGAATTGGCGCAAAGAACTGGATGCAGTCGGTTCACTGCCGCAAAAAAACTAAGAGCGCTTGGGCGTAAGGATGTCATTGACAGAATTAACGAAAATAGATCGCGAGGCCCAGCAAAGCTGACGCTAAAACAGATCGAGCGAATACTTCAAAAGGCAAGAGCTGGAGAGACGGCAATAAACATATCAATGGAGTATAACGTAGATCCAGCGACAATTAGGTATCATTTAAAACTCAATGGGATACAGGCGAAAAGGGCGAAGCGGTGCGACTGGGTTGAGGTGAAGTCAAAAACACTGAGCATTGACGACGATTTCTCATCAATAATTCCAAACAATATTTTTTCTCAAGTTAACAAGCTGATGACGAGATCAATGCGTATAACAAGTGAAAATATTTAGAAATAGCCGCATATTGCGGCTATTTTGTGCCTGTAATTTTGTGATGGTGATAGAATGAGCAAAATACAAGGGGGGATTATGAGTGATTTTGATAAGGCATTTGATCTGCTAATTGGCAATGAGGGTGGATACGTCAATAATCCATCCGACCCCGGCGGTGAAACTAACTGGGGGATCACTCGCGCTGTTGCCATTGATAATGACTACACAGGCAGTATGAAGACAATGCCAAAAGAAGCCGCAAAGCAGATTTACAAAAAGATGTACTGGGATAAATTGCAGTGCGATCAGCTTGGCTTTGTTGTTGCGTTCCAGCTGTTTGACGCTGGCGTGAATCACGGGAACTCGCAGGCTGTGAAGTTTTTACAGCGGGCCTTGTCGGTTGTCGATGATGGCGTGATCGGAGCTAAAACCATCGCGGCCACTAACTCACTTGATGATCTGCAAATCGTAGCGCTATTTAATGCAGAGCGGATAGAGTTTTACGCGTCACTGAAAACATTTTCAACGTTTGGTAAAGGATGGGTTCGTCGTGTGGCGTCAAACCTGAAATTAGCGGCAAAATAAAGAGGGTAAAATATGGCTTACTTACTGGCTCGATTGAAAGAGGCTTCAACGTGGCGCGGCATTGCGCTGTTACTGACTGCATTTGGTGTGCATGTTGCTCCAGAAGTGCAAGAGGCGGTTATCTCAGTTGGAATTGCTGTAGCTGGCGCTGTTGGAGTCCTATTTCCTGATTCAACGAAAAGTTGACGCAAACGAAAACAAGGACTACGATTAACTCAATTGCTCCACTCCATCTGGTTGTTTCATCCTTGTTGTTCATTTGCTTACTCCTTGTTTAAAAGCCCTCTAACGAGGGCTATTTTTTATCCACCGAGTGCATCATAACAGTCCAAGCCTCCGCTTAATCTCTTTCTCTGCTTCATCGTATAGCTTGTATTCAACAAGCGCAGCCTGCTGCATTTCCTGCCAGTTCTGCTTACGGCGATCTCGCAGCTTGATTAGCTTATCAATTGGCTGTGTTTTTATGTCGCTAAAGTCTTCTGTTTCAAATTGTTTGGTCATTTTCCACTACTCCCAAATCCGCCTTCTCCCCGATCGCTATTTGACAGCTCGAAAAACTCTTCGATATGCACAGAAGGGACCTTTATAAGCATGGCTTGCGCTACTCGGTCTCCTTGTTTTGGTATGTACTGAATCTGGCGGTCACAGGTTAGCTTAACCATTAATTCACCGCGATAGCCTGAATCGATAACACCAACGCAATTTGACAGGCGCATGTTGTTTTTAAAACCATGCCCAGATCGGCTGTAAACCATAAGAGCGCAGCCTTCTGGTATTTCCACTGATAACCCGGTACTACAAGTAAAAACAGTTCCGCCACTCAGTTCAGTCACGTTGTCGGCGTACAAATCAAAACACGCATCACCATCATGCGCATAAGTTGGAAGCTTTGCCGTTTCGGTTAGGCGTTTTACTTTTAACGTTAATGTCATTATTTATGCCCTTTCTTTTTACCTAAAAGATATGAGCTGTTCATTGTGAAAATAACAGCACCTTCTTTTGGTATTGATGCTTGCGTTGACATTGGTTGCATTTTTGATGTTTTTATTCTTGTTCCGTCAGGCCATCCTCTGTTTCCTGTATCTTCATGTATTTCTCCAATCAGACACCCTGATTTATTATCAACCGTCCAGTTTTCTAGTCTTGCAGTTACTGACATTTTCAATCACTCCATTAATTCCAGCGCATCAATAATATCAGCGCTGGTGGTTATTTCTTTGATGCAGATCACGGTTTTAATGCGTGAAGCAATGAATTTTGAACGCTGTCTTTTTCGGCGATCACTTTCAACACCCGCTCGTCAATCGTACCCTGTGCAACCAGGTGAACAATGCGAACAGGTTTAATCTGTCCTTGTCGGTGTAGACGGGCGTTGAACTGCAAATAGTTCTCCAGTGACCAGGTGAGACCAAACCACACGATGATCGACCCGCCTTGCTGCAAGTTCAGCCCCATCGAGGCACTGGCGGGATGAGCTAACAACATCTTTATCTCGCCGCGATTCCATCGGACAATCGTTTCCGCTTCTTTATCGAGTACAATCGCATCGGAAAAACGCTTTTGCAGGCGTTCTAGATCGCTTTTGTAGTTATAGGCGATCAGAAAATTCTCATCGGGTTCTCGTTCGGTTAACTCTTCGAGCGCGTCGAGCTTCGCGCTGTGCGTCTCACTGTAGTTGTGGTTCTCGTCCGTGTAGATCGCGCCATTCGCCAGTTGGAGTAACTTATTAGCTAACACCGCAGCGCTAACCGCTTCGATCTCTTCTCCGCCGTCGAGTTCAGCAAGTAGCGTTTTCTCAAAATCAAGATATTGACTCATTACTTTTGCGGGCAGTTCGACGGTTTCAGTTAAGTCGATCCGGTCTGGTAACTGCAAATAGTCCTCTGCTGACATTGACAACACCAACGGCTTGATCGCGTTCTGAATTTGTTCCGGTGCGCCGGTGCGAGGCGTGAACTTATACCCCATAAAATCCGATTCAAAAAACCGTTGTTTGTACGCTGTCATCGTGCGACCCAAAGCCTGACCAAAGTCGAGCAGGTAGATCTGAGACCACAGATCTAAAAGCCCGTTAGGTGACGGGGTACCCGTTAACAACACCATGTATTCTGTAAACGGTAAAACCTTTTTCAGTGCTTTGAATCGCTGGCTGGACGGGTTTTTAAAGCTCGACGCCTCATCAATCACCACACAATCAAACGGCCATTTCTGCTTATAGTGCTCGACTAACCAAGTGATGTTTTCACGGTTGATCACATAGAT